AACCATTTACGCGAGGCTTGCGAACGCAAGTTGCGCTTATTGAAGTCTGCCTAGCCTAAAGCAAAGCAACTAGAACTAGCCGCCAAGTGCGGCTTTTTTTACGCCTGTACCAACCACCATTTCGGTGGTTTTTTTATTTTGCACCTCTGACAAAGGAATTAACTATGAGTATCCAAAATTTGCGTGAGCAAAAAGCGGCTCTAGCAAAAGAGCTTAATCACATGATTGCCGAAAAGGGCGATAAAGTTAGGGATGTGACAGACAAAGCAGCGTTTGATGCAAAAGCAGACCAGATGGAAGCCATTGATGGCACTATCGAACGTCAACAACGTATTCTCGACATGAACGCAGAGCAATCATTCAAAGATGTGCCTAAAATTGATTTAAACAACAAAGTCGCAGTAAAGGTGCGTGATTTATATGCGCGTATGTTACGTGATGGCGCTCAATCATTGACTATTGACGAACAGAAATTGATTCGCAATACATTGTCAACGACAACCACAACTCAAGGTGGTTATACAGTGCAATCAGAAGTAGCCAAAGAATTAATTGATTTGCTCAAAGGCTACAAAGGTATGCGTGATGTTGCACAAAACATTACCACAGCTAATGGCGCACCTTTAAGCTATCCTACAAGTGATGGTCGTTCAGAAACAGGTGAAATTGTTGCAGAAAACGCGACAGCGGCAGCGGCTGACCCTGTATTTGGCACTGTGTCATTAAACACTGTTAAATTCGGTTCTAAATCAATCGCTGTGCCAGTTGAATTGTTGCAAGATTCAAGCATTGACATTGTAGCAATGATTAACCAGCGCGTGGTTGACCGTATTGGTCGCATCCAAAACAGCACTTTCACCACTGGCACTACTGGCTTATTTTCAGTAGCTGGCACAGGTAAAACAGGCACAACAGGCCAAACATTGACCGTTATCTATGATGACTTGGTTGATTTGGTTGATTCAGTTGATTATGCGTATGCGGTTAATCCAATGAAATGGATGTTCAACCAAACAACTCGCAAAGTATTACGCAAAATCAAAGATACAACAGGCCGCCCAATCTGGACGCCTGGTTACGAGTTAGGCGCTACTGCTGGTACACCTGATACATTGCTTGGCTACGATGTTGTTATCAACAACGATGTAGCTTCACCTGCGGCTGATGCTAAAACAATCGCTTTCGGTGACTTATCTAAATACATGATTCGTGACGCAATGGAATTGACTATGTTCCGCTTTGAAGATTCAGCATTTATGTTGAAAGGCCAAGTCGGTTTTGTAGCATGGGCGCGTGCTGGTGGTAACTTACTCGATACAGCAGCAGTTTCACTTTATGCGCACAGTGCAACATAATTAAGGTGTAATTATAGTATAATTATCCTATGGGTAAATATACTAAAACACCAAAGCAAGAAAAACCATGTAGAAATTGCGGGAAGGCATTTTTAGCTTTCTCGCAATCTTCTTATGCGTGTTCAAAAATATGTAGAGATATTTGTATATCAAAAGAAAGAAAAGAGCAGCGAAAGCCTTTTGTAAAGACGCTATCAGAATTTGAATGTATTTTTTGCAAAACCCTTTTTACTCAAAAATACACATGGCAGAAATTTTGCTCAGTGCTGTGTCAAACGCGAGATAGAAACTCAAGGAAAGAAAAGGCGCAACAGCCTTTGATTGACGGTAAGCCACGTAGGCCTACTTATGGAAAGCCGCAAACGCAAGAGCACGTTGAGAAAAGAATAAAATCTTTAGCTGATAGCCTATCCAAGCAAAAGCGAAATTGTGTTGTGTGTGAAAACGAATATACGCCAACAAAGGCGGCACAAAAATACTGTTCTGGCAGTTGCTGGCAATCGGCAAACAGGAAGCCTAGAGAAAACAGAATATATCTACCAGCGGCTGAATACCAAGCCATGATGGAAAAGCAAGACGGTAAGTGTGCTATTTGTAATAGCGAGGGTGGTTATCAAAATAGGCCTGGAAAGCTTGCTGTAGACCATTGCCATATAAGCGGAAAAATACGAGGCTTACTTTGCCATAGGTGCAACACTGCTATAGGACTGTTGAAAGACAATATAGAAAATTTAAACAGTGCGATTAGGTATTTAGAAACGCATTAATTAATTAAAGAACAAAAACATAAAGCCTCATTAATTTGGGGCTTTTTTGTATGTGTATTTATCAAAGGACACAATTATGGCAAAAGCAGAAAAAGTAGAAACCGCACAATTAATTAAGGCTAGATGCTTGCAGCGCTTTAGCTATGGCGGCAAAGATTACAAAGTTAATGACGTTTATCAAGGCGAGAAGTCAGATATTGAAACACTAACTGGCAATGGCTTTGTAGATGCTCATAAAGACGCAGTGGCACACGCTGAAAGCCTTAAATAATGTCTGTTAAGGTCATTACGCCAGCCGCGACTTATCCAGTTACATTGGCGCAAGCGCGTACACATTTAAGAATTACGCCATATGGTGACCCATTGGCACACCCTGACGATGACTATATAAGCACGTTTTTAATCCCAAGTGCTACTGCATGGGTAGAACAGTACATTGACCGAGCGTTAATTACTCAAACGGTAGAGTTAGCTATTAATGAGTTTACCGAACGTGTTTATTTGCCATTAGGTAACGTTCAATCAGTCACTACGGTTAAAGCATTGATTGATGGTGTAGAAACAACGGTTAGCACTGATGTTTACGGATTAAATGACTATTCACAATCAGCTTATTTATATTTAAAAAACGAGCAAGTTTGGCCTGAAATTGATGATGTAGATAATGCAGTAAAAGTGCGTTATGTAGTCGGCTACTTATCTGTGCCAGCACCGATTATTTCAGCTATTTATTTGCTAATAGGTCATCTATACGAGAATCGTCAGCAAAACGTTAGTGGCGTGAGTTTAACCGAGTTGCCAATGGGTATTTGTACGCTATTACAAACATATCGCCTTAATGTAGGTGTGTGATGAACTTAGGCAAACTTGACCGCTATATCCGCATTGAACAAAAGACAGTCACAACAGACCCTGACTTTGGCTCAACGATAGAAACATGGACAACCTATAAAGAGTGTTGGGCAAGCGTGCAAGATATTCTAAGTAATAACCAAGAGGCCACAAAAACAGATTTACGCCTAGCGACACGCCCATGCAAGATACAAACTCACTATGACAGCGGCATTGATTCAACTATGCGTATCGTGATGCTAGACCGTGACGATAGATTGCTACAAATTACTAGCGTACCTGCTGAAATTGGCAGAAGGCAAGGGCTTGAGTTTATGGCCGAGAATTACAGCGCATGAACTTTACTAATTTAAAGGGCGGTAAAGAGATTCAAGAATTTCTAAACACACTTGCGCCCAAAATTGAAAAATCTATCATGCGTGGCGCAGTTCGCGCAGGCGCAAAAGTATTGTTAGACGAAGTAAAACAAAACATACCAGTGCTAAGCGGTGATGCTAGAGAAAGCGTGAGAATATCTACAAGCGCACGTAAAGGCAAAGTAACGGCAAGCGTTAAGGCTGGTAACAAAAAAGTTTATTATTTGAAATGGGTCGAGTATGGCACTGCGGCTCACAGCATTACCGCTAACGGTGGCTTTCTAAGTTTTGGCGGCATATTTACTAAGTCGGTCAACGTATCAGGCATACAAGCAAAGCCGTTTATGCGCCCCGCGATTGATTCAAAATCAACAGAGGCTATCAATGCGGCTGGTGAGTACATAGGCAAGCGATTAACTAAACAAGGCTTAAACGCACCAACATTAGAGGTTGACGATAGTGAACAGTGAAAAGATTATATATAGCCTATTGAAAGATAACGCACCATTAACAGCCGTTGTGCCAGTAGGCCGTATTTATGCTGGATTAATCCCTATTAGCGCAGTATTGCCAGCAATCGCATATAACCATATAAGCACAATAGAAAATACTAGCATCGGTTTAACAACAATGAAAACACGTAGCCGCGTACAGATAACCGTAGCGGCTAAAACATACCCATTAGTAAAAAGCATAATTAAGCTAGTAAAGACAGCCTGTAATAACAAGCAAGGCACGTTTAACGGTGTGGTAACAGATAGCGTGATATTGGAAAACGTAGGCGCTGATTTCCGTGATGATGATGCAGCAATATTTTATCAAACGATAGATTTCCGTTTAGCTTATAACGATTAGATTTTTGTAGTAGAGACAGCCCCTTAAATGGGGTATTTTTTTGTACCCAATCGCCCCTTAATTGGGGCTTTTTCATTTAAGGAATAGATATGGCTGCGTTGGCAACAACAACATTATCGGCAGTTGGTGCTAACACCACTCCATCATCAACATTGACGGCATCAGACACATTTACTTATGACGCATCAAGCAATCAAGTTTTAGTTTTAAGAAACGGAACTGCTGGCGCTTTGACTGTAAATTTACTTGGCAATGCTGTTACCCCTGTTTTTGTTGCGGGGATTGGTAACGTTTCTGTGGCATCGGGTTATAGCACAGGTTCAATTGCGGCAGGTGCGACAGTGACCATTGCTTTAAATACCATTTCTGCATACCTAACAGGCACAACCGTTACCGTAACAGGTGGCACAGGCATTGCGGCAACACTTTACAGACTTTAATTCATAAAACTCTAACACAGCCCCTTAGTTGGGGCTTTTTCATTTAAGGAACTAATCATGGCAGCTACAACAAACGTTTTTACAGTCGCAGGAACAACTATTGGCGTTAGTGCATCAGCACCAGCTACTTTTGATGCGGCAGGTTACGCAGCATTAACTTACACAAGCATTGGCAATATTGAAGATGGCGGCTCGCATGGTCGTACTTATGCGGAAGTTACATTTAACCCGATTGATAATCGTGGTACTCAAAAATATAAAGGCAGTTTTAATGAGGGCAATAAAACATTATCAGTAGGCTTAAATTCTGATGATGCTGGCATGATTTTGTTAAAAACAGCCCTTGCAAGTGATAGCAATTTTAGCTTTAAGGTTACTTATCAAAACTTAGATGTTGATTACTTTCAAGCAAAAGTTATGAGCTTATCTAAAGGCACTGGTGGCGTTGATAGCATTGTTATGGCAACTATTGAGTTAGCAATTACAACAAGTTCAACAGGTGTTGGCATTGTTGAAGTTTTATCAGTTTAATAGCTTCATGGGCTAGAGCGTAAGCTGACAAGAGGGTTATCCGTTCCCTCGCCCACCTTTTTTAACGGATTAACTTTAGCCCCTTAATTGGGGCATTTTTATTTAAACGGAGTTTTACCATGAGCAAATTTGATTTATCACGTTACGAATTACTAGAGACTGCGACACTGACATTTAAAGATGTTGACGGTCAGTCTGAAATGATTGGTGAAGATGGCGAAAATCCAGTCACCATTGAACTATTTGGTTCAGCATCTAAAAAACATCGCCAAGCCGCACACAAATTAAACACAGCAACACAACAGAATTACATTGCTACGCTTAACGGTGGCGGCAAGATTGATGCCGAAAAGCAAGAAGAAATGGACAATGAATTTTTAGTGGCTTGTAGCGGCAAAGTTTCAAACTTTCCGCTTTCACCTGCTGAAATTTACGCAAACCCAAAACTAGACTACATGAAAGAGCAAGTGGCTAGTTTTTTAAAGAACAAGAAAAACTACAAGCCAAAATAAAACGCGAAGTAGTCAACTACACAAAAGTTTATGTTTGGTTAAACACAGTCCCCGATAAGCAAGAAACAACTAGATTAGAGCAACTTATTAAAACAGGTACGCCTTACAGTTTGCCTAAAATGGGTTGCGCTTATCTCTTTGAATATTTAATGCAAGCAGGGGCTTGTTTGCATAGTGGCACAGGTCGCATACCTTTAACTTGGCAAGAACTTGAAAGCTATCAGCAACAACAAGGGATAGCGTTATCGCCATTTGAATTAGACGTTATACGCACAGCTTCAAACGCATACGTTTATCAATCACAGTTATCGACAGAGCCTAACTGTCCACCACCTGACAGAGTAGTACAGCACGACCCTGAAAAGTTGGCAAAGCACATTAAAAGTATTTTGAGATAAAAGGCCTCGTTAATTCGGGGCTTTTTCATTTAACGAAAGGTTATCCATGATTGCAGGGCAAATAGAGATACAGCTATTGGCAAACGTTGCCCGATTGCAGCAAGACATGGACAAAGCGAATCGTACTGTTAGCGGTGCTATGGGAAGTATCAGCAAAGCCGTTAGCGGTGCGCAAACGCTTTTACTTGGTTTAGGGGTAGGTGTTTCATTTGCTGCGCTTATAGGCCAAGTAAACAAAGCAGTAGATACATTGGCTAAACTTGATGATATGGCGCAAAAGACAGGCTCAAGTGTTCAAAACTTATCACGCCTTCAAAAAGTAGCTAGCCAGTTCGGTCAAGATTTCAATACCATTGATGCGGCTGTAAGCAAACTAGCTAGAAACCTAGCTGGCATTGATGATGCTGGCGGAAAGACTGCTAAAGCATTAAACTCTATCGGAATATCACAACAGTTCGTTAAATCTAACGACCCATCTCAAGTTATGGTTGAAGTTGCTAAACAGCTTCAAAACTATCAAGACGGTGCAAGCAAAGCCGCACTAGCCACAGACTTATTCGGCAAAGCTGGCGTTGAATTACTGCCATATCTTAACGACCTTGCCGAAAACGTAGACAAGTATCAAGGCGCAACGGCAGAGGCAGCGGCACAATCTGCAAAATTCCAAGATATGTTAGGCGGCTTACGTGTTGAGTTTGGCAACCTAGTGGAAACAGTCACTATTGGAATGTTACCGACCCTTACAGCGTTCATTGATAAGCTAAATCAAATATTGCAATTCAAAAGTATCTTTTCTAGCGTAGGCGGTATTCAAGCCAAAGACTACGACAAAGAAATAGCCACACGCGTAAAAAGTTTAAATGAAGTAACACGCCTTAAAGATGCGTTATCAAAACCCACACTAGCAAACAAAATTAATGATGTTGTGTTTGGTGATGTGCGTGATTTGACTGTACAGCAAGGCATTTACCAAGACGAAATTAAAGCATTACAAAACCTTAAAAAGGCACAAGATGCACTAAAAGCAAGCCCTTATGTAGCGCCTAATAGTGATAAAAAGGTTCTTGGCTATGTTGGCGAAGAGGCACAGAAAGCATTAGAGGCAGATGCTAAAGCGGCTAAAGCTATCCGCGATAAAGCAAGCGAAGAAAAGCTAAAAGACCTACAAAAAGAAATTGACTTTGAACAGGACATCAAAGAAACCGTTTACAAAACTGAAATTGAAAACGAAA